AACCAGTAAAGGCGGCTGGATCATTTGATGTTGCGCAGTTAATTCTATCCGATATGAGAAACAATATTAAAAAAGCATTGTATAATGATATGCTCGGCAATCCAGATCGAACACCAGCTAGTGCTACAGAGATAGCAGAACGTATGGCAGATTTATCAAGACGTATTGGATCTGCTTTTGGTAGATTGCAAGCTGAGTTAGTACAGCCAGTTCTACAGCGTGTTGTTTATATTTTAAAGAAGCAAGGTCGTATCGAGATACCTACGTTGAATGGCAGACAAGTAAAAGTACGATCTGTAAGTCCGTTATCACAAGCACAAGCTAACCAAGATATATCATCTGTTAATAGATTCTTGGAAGTTGTACAAACACGATTAGGACCAGATCTTGTAAACATTCTCATCAACTCTGAGCAAGTAGCAACTTATCTTGCTAAGAAGTTTGGTGTACCAGATAATTTAATTAGAGATTTAGAAGAGCGTAAACAGATTATTGAGTTTGCTCAACAACTACAACAACGACAAGCAACAATGCAACAAGGACAAATGCAAAATGAACAAGCAAGCTAATATAAGTGGTCTTGATGGATTCCCTAGAGGAACAGAAGATGAACAACAAATATCTTTAAATTTTGTTTCTCTGTTTTCATCACCAGCTGGTAAAGAAGTATTAAAGTATTTAAGAAGTGTAACAATAGAAGCGGTACATGGATCTGCTGTAACTAATGATACTCTTCGACATGCAGAAGGTCAGCGATATATTGTTGGCTTAATTGAAAGACGTATTCAACATGGACATAAGGTGAAATCAAATGAGTGAAGAACAACAAACAGAAACTACTGAGCAAACAGCTAATGAAACAATAGAAGTACCTCAGGAGTATGCAGATGAAAGACCGAGTTGGTTACCAGAAAAATTTAAAACACCAGAAGATATGGCTAATTCTTACTCTAATCTTGAAGCTAAGATTGGACAAAAAGAAGAAGATATACGATCTGCTGTAATGAAAGAAATGGAAGAAACTGCTTTCTCCGAAAGACCAGCTACTTCTGATGATTATATATTGCCTGAGTCTATTGATTTAGATCAAGCCGCAGATAATAAATTATTAAACTGGTGGGCTGAACATTCCTTTGAAAATGGATTCTCTCAAGAAGAGTTTCAAAAAGGTATAGAAGCATTTAAAGATTCTATGGATGATGGATATAATGCTGAAACAGAGATGGAGCAGTTAGGTGATAATGCAGAAGATCGTGTTGAAGCTGTTGGATTATTTGTACAGCAAAACTTTCCAGAAGAAGTCAGAGATGCTGTAGATAGTTTATGTGCTACTGCAAATGGCATAAAAGCTATGGAAATAATTATGAACAATATGAAGCAGACTCCTGTTAATGGATCTTCCTCTCCTACTGCTGTTCTAACAGAAGACAAGTTGCGAGAGATGATGAACGACCCTCGTTATTTTAATCCTAGCCAAAGGGATGCTGGTTTTGTTAGAATGGTAGATGACGGTTTTAAAAAGATGTATAACAAATGAAAAAGAAAAAAGTAAAAAAGCCGATAAAGTATTGACTTATATCAGAAGAGGTAACCTTGAGTTTCGACCATGTGTTATTTCTGATGTTGATATTATTGTCGATAATATGCGCCTACCTGATATCAGAGAGTGTGCATTGGTTGGGGTATCACCAAAGTTAGCCCTTCATGTTCCTTTTGTAGAAGAAGGCGCAAGAGGATTTACTATTTGCCATAATAATAAACCTATAGCTATGTGTGGCATCACACCTATGGATAAGTATATGCATACTGGTAAGATATGGTTTCTTGGTACAGATGATGTAGATAAAATATGGAAATCATTCTATAAACACTCCAAACTAATACTTAGTTTCTTGTCTATTGACTATGATGTAGTAGAAAATTATGTGCCAGTAGATCATTATAAAACTATCAGATGGCTAAAATGGATAGGGTTTGAGGTAGAAAATCAGCAATATTTTATAGATCATCATGAGTTTGTACGAGTTTTCTATTGCAATTTAAATAAATTTGAGTCTAATAATAGATTAAGTGAAAGACCCGTACTGCATTAGAGAAGCCCACTATGGATAACTTCGTTGAAAAATGCACAGGACAATCTGAATCGTAAATTGAAACTCTAACTAATGAGGTGCTTAAATGGCTAATACTATTGACACAGCCTTTATCAAGCAGTTCGAGTCTGAAGTTCACCTTGCTTATCAGCGTATGGGTTCTAAACTAAGGAACACTGTGCGTATGGCAAACAATGTGACTGCAAGTGTTGTACGCTTTCAGAAGATTGGAACTGGAACTGCGAGTACCAAGTCCAGAAATGGTCTTGTGACTCCAATGGAACTAGCGCATACAACTGTTGAAGCGACAATGAGTGACTTCTATGCCGCAGAATATATCGACAAGTTGGATGAGTTAAAAATTAACATCAATGAGCGACAAGCTGTTGCAACTTCGGCGGCGGCGGCACTCGGTCGTAAAACTGATGAACTCCTATATACAGCTATGGATAGTGGTGCTAATTCAACTCAAATACATGATACAGGTTCAGCTCTTGCAAAAGCTGATTTGCTTTCATTATTTGAAACATTTGGTACTGCTAATATTCCAGAAGATGGCAATAGGTATCTTGCGATGCATCCAAAGGGATATGCTGACTTGTTTAATATAACTGAGTTTGCATCATCTGACTTTGTTGGTGAGCAAAATCTACCCTTTGCTGGTGGAATGTCCATGAAGGAATTTCTTGGTTTCAAGATATTCTCAACTGCCGCTATTACAGCTGGTAAGAATATGGCATACCATACATCTGCTATAGGATTAGGTATTAACTCTGATGTTCAGACAGAGATCAACTATATCGCTGAAAGAGCATCACATCTTGCAACATCTATGATGTCAATGGGTGCTGTTGTTATTGATGACAATGGTATCTATGAAGTCTTAGATAATAACTCATAGGAGGTATTGAAATGGCTTATAGTGCTAGTGGATTATCTCGATTGGCTGGTGCATCAAATCTTAACTTGTGGGCTTATACAACTACAGACGCTATCGCGGCTGTTAACTCCGCTGGTTATTTTAATGATGCCGCGAACATGCTAGCTGTTCGAGATGTTATTCTTGTTGCTGACACAAACACTCCTACGACACATTTTGTGACTGTTTTGTCAAATACTGGAACTGTAGTAGATGTATCTGATGGTACAGCTATTGCCGAAACAGACGGCGACTAATGACTGCAACTGCGGCAGATAGCGCAATAGATATTTCTAGTCGTGCTTTGATTCTGATAGGTGCTGAACCTATTACATCATTTACTGATGGAACAACAGAATCTCTAGTGGCTTCAAATCTTTATGAAGATATCTGCCGTAGTGCCTTATCTAATACACGATGGCGATTTGCAACAGATCAACGAGTGCTAAATAGATTAACTGATGCACCAACTGGTCGGTATGATTTTGCCTATCAATTACCTTCCAATCATTTAATAACACATGCTGTTACAGTTAATGATTTGCCAATAGGTTATCAGATATATGGTGATATGGTATATGCTGATACTTCATCTCAGGATGTTGTTATTGCTGATTATACCTTTCGACAAACAGAAGAAAACTTTCCAAGTTATTTTACCATAGCTTTACAGTATGCTTTGGCTTCTGCTTTTGCTACATCTATTGCTCGAGATGCAACATTAATGCAGTTAATGACAAGCATGGCAGATCAGGCAATGCTCAAAGCTAGGAATATAGATTCACAACAGCAAACAACAAGAACTATACCACAAACTAGATTTGCTCTAACAAGGAGGAGTTAATGCGTAAAGCAAAGATACCTCTTACCAATTTTCAGTATGGTGAGCTAAGTCCTAGTTTAATATCAAGAACAGATACAAGAGTTTATAATGCCTCTGCTCAAAAAGTTGAGAACTTCTTTCTTAGGGCAGAAGGTGGTGTTATTAAACGCGCTGGTTTATCTAAGATATATGAGTTTGATACAACTGTTGATGCTACAAAGGTACAGCAACATAGATTAGTTCCTTTTATATTTTCTGATGATGAAAGATACATTGTATCCTTAGAGCATCAAAAGATTAGAGTATTTCAGATTGATACTAATAATACTGTTTCATTAGCAACTACAATTACACAAGATGCAAATAGTGCTACATTACCTTTTACAAATACAAACATACATCAGGTTACATATGCACAATCTGGTGATGTAATGTTTATTGCTCATCAAACATTTATGGTTAGAAAGCTTGTTCGTACTGGATTGACATCGTTTCAAGTAGAAACAAAAACATTTGATACACAATCTGCTGGAGCAAAAATATCCCAGCCATACTTTCAGTTTCAAGATCTTGGTGTAACATTAGATCCGTCAGCTAGTTCTGGTAATGGTATTACTCTTACTACAAGTGCCGCTTACTGGGATTTGACTGGATCACAATCAGGTGGCAACTATCCTGATTCAAAACATGTTGGTACAACTATTCGTTATCATGGTCAGGAGATCGAGATTACTTCTGTTCAGTCGGCTACTCAGGCAACTGGAAACTGTTTAGCGACACTGAAGAAAAAACTTAAAGTAGATTCTTTTCGTACAGATAATGGAGTTGCTACAGTAACAGTAACATTAGTTAATCATGGTTTTTCTGCTAGTGATGCTTTTGTTATCTCTAATGCTGATACTGTTGGTGGTATAAGTACAGGTAATCTAAATGGCTCTCGAACTGTTTCAGAAGTAATAGATGATAATACTTTTACATTTACTGCTGGTGCCAATGCTAATGATTCTACTGTTGGTGGGGGAACACCTTTCTTAGAAACTCATGCACCAGCTACTAACTGGGAAGAGCAATCATATTCTACGCTTAGAGGTTTTCCTGGAGCTGTTACTTTTCATCAGAATAGATTATGGTATGGCGGTACAATATCACAGCCTGATGGATTGTGGGCTAGTAAGTCTAATGAGTTCTTTAACTTTGATACTGGTGAAGCGGCAGATAATGATTCTATAGACATTCGTGCATCTATTAGAGATCTTCAAGCCTTTACAACTACAGATGAATTTATTGTCCCAGCTTTTGTTGAGAAGCCTACAACCCCTACAAATGCTACAATCAAAAGACAAACTTCTTTTGGTTCTTCTTTTGTGAAACCTTATGTTTATGATGGTGCAACAGTGTATGTGCAAGGATCAGGAGAGATAGTTCGAGAAATGCTCTTTGATGATGGTCAGCAAGCCTATACCGGTCAACCTATCTCAAGCTTATCATCTCACTTAATTAAGAATCCTATTCAGGCGACTACATTAGCTGGTGGTATTGATCGTGCTGAGTCATATTATTTCTTAGTAGATGCTGATGGTACTCTAGCTATATTTAATTCTAATAGAGCAGAGCAAAGATACGGCTGGACACAGTTTACAAGTCAAGGCTCATTTCATTCTCTTTGCACAGTTGATACAAGGGTGTATGCTGTAGTTAAGTTTGATAAAGGAGATGGCACAAATAAATATATTCTCTGTGAGTTTGATAGTAGCTTTAACACTGATATGGCTAAAACATATTCTGGTTCTAACGGAGTCTTCAACGTCAGTGCTGACTTTGCTAACGGTGCAGTCCTCGATGTGGTCAGTGGCACTCATTATCTTGGTCAGTTTACTGTGGCTAGTGGGAACATCGATGTATCGGCTGTGGACAATTCTCTTTCATCAGCAGAAATAGGATTTAAGTTTGATGTAACACTTACAACAAATCCTATCGATACAGCTACTCAACAAGGAGTATTATCTGGTGAGCCAAGAAGTCTAAATAAAGTTATTGTAGATTTAAGTAATACTTTGTCTTGTTCTGTTAATAATAAAAATTTAATTATTAGACAAGTAACAGATGATTTAAGTCAAGCGCGAGTAGCAATTACTGGTAAGAAAGAATTTAGATTACTAGGATTCTCAAAAGATCCTCAAGTAACTGTAAGTCAATCTGCACCATTATCATTACAAGTTAATTCAATTATAGCGGAGATTACATTTTAATGGATATTTTTTCAGCATTAGGTTTTGCAAGTTCCTTATTTGGTGCGGCGGCAACTATTGAAAGAGGTCGTGAGATTCGCCGACAGAAAGAAGCAGAAGCACAACAGTTAGAGCAAGAACGTAGACAAGCTGAGATTAATACACTCCAGCAACATAATGATTTACTAGCAGAACTAGATCAAGCTGAAGATGTTAATAGAGCTACCTTTGCTTTTCTTAATAGAGATGATGATAATTCTGTTAGAGCTTTTAATGAAGCACAGACAGAAATATCAGATAGAGATATTAGACGTATTGATGCACAAGGGTTATATGCTAGTGAGCAGTTACGATTAAGAAGTGTTGGTGCTTTGAGAGCTGGTCGAGCCGCAGAGAGGGCGGCTAACCTAAATGCTATGGCTACCATATTCTCTGCATCATATAAGGCTACACAAACAGGATAGTTATAATGGTAGTACGACAGAAACAAAGATTTAGAAATCAACAGATAGGTGTGATTCGTGCTGATATGTCAGTAGCAAATAGTCTTGCTGATATATCAAATAGCATGGAGCGTATATCTAATACAGCTTTTAGAGAAGCCGCAGTTCGAGCAGAAGAGAAAGGCAGAAAGTTTGTAGCTGATTTACCTGATAATCAAATCATGGGTATTGATGAAAAAGGTCAACCAGTCAATCTTCTAAATGATCTTAGGACATCTCTCTCTACTAAAGGCTATGGAACAATAGCTAAGAGAACCATCGAGCGTGAGATAAGAAGACGTTTTGCAACAGTTGCTAAAAATACTTATGTAAATAAAGCCGCAGAACTATCGGCTAAATATAGATTTCAGCCAACAAAATTCCAAGAAGAGTTTTCTAACTTTCTATTAACACAAGCCCAGCCTTATGATGGAGAATATCGTAATGCAATATTAGATGGTGGAACTGCATATGGTGCGGCAGTCAAAAGTAATATTGTTAAAAACTCACTTATAAACCAGCAAAGAATATCCGCTGAGAACTGGTCAGTAGAAGCAGAAAAAACATACTCGAATGATTATGCGTTAGGTATAGCTAATCTCGGTAGTGATATTGTTGGTTTTGAGAATGTTATGAAAGAAGATCTTGCTCATAACGAAACTAAAAATATTGCTACTAATCTACAGTTTAACGGCGCACTTAAAATAAATGGTAATGGTTACACTAATACTAGAAAGTCAAACTATGGTCAGGGTGTTGTTATGGGATTTCACCAGCGACTTCTTGATTCAGATCCTTTATTAGCAAACGATTTACAGCGTGCTATTACGAATAAAAACAAAACACTTCGAGGACTAGATAAACTCAAAGAAAAGCTAGGTGAAGAAGGTGTCAAACGTATATCAAAAGCTTTATCTTTTGTAGAAAACAATGGAGATATACTTGCTCTTGAGCGATCTGTTACAAAACAAAAGGTAGTAGCATCTAATAGAAATTCTTTAATCTCTGCTCAAGAAACAGAAATAGATGAATCATTCCAAGAAACAGTATTGGAAAATAATGAAACTATTCAAAATGAATTACTAACACCAGACTTTACTGATCGATTTGAAAAAGAAATAAGTATAGCTAATGATTCTGTTGAGGTCGGTAAGATACTCGAGAGATTTATAAATGATACATACAGTAAAGGTCTTACTAAGCAAAAGATAACTGTTGGTGATAGAACACTAGAAGCTAAGAACTCTCCTTTAACACAGACACAAGTAAGCGGAGTTATTGCAGATCTTCGTAAATCAGCAGAAACAGAAATAGCATCTAGGCTTATAAACTCTACAAAAGATACTGCTGGTAATGTAAACCTTGTAAAGGCTAATAGAATAATACGCTATCTAGGTGATACTGACGTTAGAAACTTAGCTGGTTTTTCCCAGCCAGAGATTACTAGACTAAGACAGTTTGAAGACTTTACATCTCTACCAAGAGAGGTTGTAGAAAAGATGTACCCATTTGGTCCACAGATACAGCCCTCACAATATTCAAAAGCTATACGAGCAAGTATTGCCAATAATATGGCAAACATTATTGATGATATTACTTCAAGCAAAGGCATTACAGAAAAACAAGCGGCTACTCAATCCTATTACAATCAATTAGGTAAAGGTGCTGTTATGATGGGTAATAGCTCAACTCCTGATAGAGAAAAGGTAGATGATTATGTTTTTGGAGATATTCCCAACTTACCTAAAGAGCAACGTCCTCGATTATACTTTGATCCTAGTTTTGTAACGAGTCCAGATTTTGCTGATGCACGAACACGCATAGCACAACTCGTTATCAATCAAAATGCTATGCCAGAATCTTTAAGAAAATCAATGCAAGCTTTTGTTGCTGGGAATAATATCAATTCCCAACAGTTTGCAGCTTATCGAACATTTATAAAAGGTTTTGTTGAAGACACAACATTTGATGAAAAAACTAATACTGTTGCTCAAAAGAATGTTTTTGCTAATCATTCTGTAAATACTGAGGTTACATTTATTAAACAGCTTGAGGCGGCTATTGAAATAAATGGTGAGGAGAACGCTTTTTCTACATATCAAAAGTTTATTGAATTACAAAATGATAGAGAAAGACTCAACAATGCTATTACTGAAATATTCCAAAAAGAAGAAAAGTATGGAGGTAAATCTGGTCGTTCTCTAATGTTTGAGATTGTTGCAAGAAAAACTGGTGGTAGAAATACTGTGCCTTATCGATTGCTAACTCAGCAGAATGGTGCGGCTCTTGATATGTATATATATAGAAAGCTATCTACAAACAGAGGATTTGAATCTACAAAAGATTTTGGTAAGTTTATAGAACAAACACTGAAGCAAAGTTTTGGTAGTGGCGATGGGTTTATTCTTGAATCACATATGATAAATGCCAGCGATGGTGAGAAGTTAACACGCTTTGCTCCTATGATTCTTTTCGGTGGTAATAAAGAGTATGCAAAAGATTTTAAAAAGTTTTCAGCAGATCAGGTTTCTGTTTTAACTGATGGCAAGGTTAATCTTATTGCTGGAACAACAAATGGTTTTGGTGGTGATGATACACAGGTTGGTAACTTCTTTTCTCTTAGTCCTGTTACAGCAGAATCACAAGCATTAAAGGGATTTCTTATTCCTGAGAATGACGCTTCGATTGTACCTATTACTTCTCTTGATGAAGAAGAGTTTGAGATTCGAGAGCAGAATAAAATACGCACATCTTTTCTCTTATATGTATCCTACAATGGAGAGCTTGTGCCTTACATCCGTGAGATTAGTCCTAATGAAAGAGATTTTGTTCGTATATCTTTAAAAGATTATGCACAGTTTAAGAACTTTGAAAAAGGTATTGTGATTCCAGCAGAAGCAGTTACCCAGCC